AGATTCGGTATCAGAAGAGGTGAGTATGGCTAACGCCTGGCTCAGATTATGGCATGACATGCCAAATGACCCTAAGTGGCGAACAATTGCCAGGGTGTCAGGGCAGCCAATTGCAACAGTGATGGCAGTGTATATCCACCTTCTGGTGAGCGCGTCACGAAATGTCACGACATGTCACGGCGTGTCACTACGTGGTCACATTGATGTCACGACGGAAGATTTAGCAAGTGCGCTTGATGTGACGGAAGAAGTAATTGATTTAATTTTACAGGCAATGCAGGGGCGGGTACTTGATGGAGATTTAATCACCGGATGGGAAAAACGCCAGGTACTGAAAGAGGACAATGGCAACGTTTCACAAACCGCGAAATCCCCGGCAGAGCGCAAGAGAGCGCAGCGCGAGAGGGAAAAATTACGAAAACAGAATGAGGGGTGTCACGACGAGTCACGCATATGTCACGACATGTCACGACGAGTCACGACAGATAAAGATACAGATAAAGAATTAAACCCCACACATAACGCGCACGTGCGCGAGAGTGCTCCGACCAGTGAGTCGAGTGGTACGCCGTTGCAGGCAGCAGAACCTGCATCCCTGGATGGACTGAGCGAACCCATCGGGAAACTTCCGATGGTCGATGACTGGCATCCGTCGCCGGATTTTCGACGACGGGCTGCGTTGTGGGGGATGGCTTTGCCGGAGCCGGAATTTACACCTGCTGAACTTGCCGCTTTCCGGGACTACTGGGCAGCGGAGGGGAAAGTTTTCACGCAGGTTCAGTGGGAGCAGAAATTCGCCCGTCACGTAAATCACGTCAGGGCGCAGGTTAAGCCAGTCAGCAAGGGGGTAAACCATGCAGCAGCACCAGGTGGCACCGCATCACGGGCAGTTCAGGAAATTCGGGCAGCACGTGAGCAGTGGGAACGTGAAAACGGATTTATCAGCGACGGAAACGGTCTGGAAGCTGTGGGAACTCATGGGGGAGGTTTATTCGAACCGCTGGACCCAGAAGAACGGGGCCGCACCTTCGAAGCTCTGGATTGCACAGATTGGCGCGATGACTGAGCAGCAAATCCGACAGGTCTGCCGCCAGTGCATGGACCGCTGCCGGGCGGGTGAAACATGGCCTCCGGACCTGGCTGAGTTTGTGGCGCTGATTTCAGAAAGCGGGGCCAATCCATTTGGCCTGACGGTGGATGCTGTGATGGAGGAGTACCGCCGCTGGCGTGATGAGTCCTGGCGATATGACGGAAGCGACAAATATCCGTGGCCTCAGCCTGTGCTGTACCACATCTGCCTCGAAATGCGTACCAGAGGGATTGAGCGCCAGATGACGCAGGGTGAGTTAAAACGACTTGCGGAACGGCAACTGACGAAATGGGCAAAGCATGTTGGTAACGGGATGAGTGTTCCGCCAGTGCGACGACAACTGGAAGGGGCTAAACACCCGCAAGGGCCAACGCCAATTGAACGGCTGAAACAGGAATACGAACGCCGGAAGGCAGCTGGTTTTATTTGAATCTGAGAAACGATTTTGTCGGAGGAAATTTTAATGGAAACCGTATTTGACGCACTGAAAGCAATGGGAAAAGCCACATCGGTAGAACTGGCCGCGCGACTTGATATCAGTCGTGAAGAGGTTCTCAACGAGCTGTGGGAACTCAAAAGAAATGGCGTCGTTGATAAAACTGGTCACACCTGGTTTCTGGCTGGCGAAGGTGAATCCCGGGTAACCGAAGAGCGGCCAGTAAAATCTGAAGCACAGGATATGCTGACCGGGGAGGTCGAACAAAAAGTTACCGCAGACATGATGATTGAGTTTATCGGTCAGGATGGTGCTAAAACGTGTGAGGAACTGGCGGGTAAGTTCGGCGTCAGTACTCGCAAGGTTGCCTCCACGCTGGCGGTGGTAACCGCAACGGGGCGGCTGGCACGCGTTAATCAGAACGGTAAATTTCGTTACTGCATGCCGGGCGATAATTTACCAGCAGAGCCGAAAGCCGCGCTGGTAACGGAAAGTGATGGTAAGGCCTTTCCTCAGCCAGCAGGTGCTGCGTTACCAGTCCGGGAAGCCGCAACACAGGAAGAAATTAAAACAGAAACTGTGGCGGACATTGTGCAGCCGTTGCCATCGTTTACCGAAACGCAAGCAGATGAGCTGATTTTTCCGTCCCTTCGCAGGGCAAACCTGGCGCTGCGCAGGGCGAAAAGTGATGTTCAGAAGTGGGAGCGAGTCTGCGCCGCGCTGCGGGAGGTGAACAAGCACCGGGATATTGTTCGACAGATTACTGATTCTTCCCGCCGTGTTGTATCGGAAAAGTGATTGCCGGAGGCGCTTATGGCAAAAGTATTTACACCAGAAGAGCGGGAAGAAGTGAAGGCGCGCATTGTGGAATTCGTGCGCCTGAGCGGACGAGAAACTTTTCGACAACTGGCAGATAAAACGGGTGTCAGTAAGACCGCTATTCGTCGTTTATCTGGTGCGCTTGCGGCCAGTGGTGATGTCTGGCTCTCTGGTTGCGGGGTATTTCCATCAGAGCAGGCGTATCGCGTATGGCGTAAGACACCGGAGAAGGCTGCTGACCCGACACTGATTCGAAAGTTACCTGACGGAGAAATACGTCGTTACAACAGACGGCAGAACATAATTTGTCGTGAGTGCCGCCAGAGCGAAGTTATGCAGCGTGTGCTGGCGTTCTATCGGGGAAACTTTCAGGAGGTGATGGAGTGAGGGTCAGAGTTTATATTGCCGGTCCAATGACGGGATATGAAAATTTCAACCGTGAGGCGTTTCACAAGGCGGAAGAGGAACTGAAACGGGAAGGGCATACCGTCTTAAACCCGGCAGTACTTCCGGACGGGCTGACACAGCCGCACTACATGGATATTTGCATGGCAATGATTCGTTGTGTGGATGCGATTTACATGCTGAATGGCTGGCAGCGGTCAGCGGGCGCTAAGGCAGAGCTGGCACTGGCGGAGAAACTGGGGCATGCAGTGATTTATCAGGAGGTGGCTCAATGAGAGAGGTTAACTATGAGGCGCTTCGTGAGGCAGCACAAAACTATCAGTCGACGCTGGCGTGGTATCAGGCTATCCCGGACAGCCCAAATGCTGAACGGGATTGTGATGCGGCTCTTGCTGCGTTTAAGCGTCACATCCGTCATCGGGAAGCGGATATTATCGCTGATTTGCTGGATGGACTGGAAGAAGCAAAATCACAACTCAACGAGCAGCGTGAGTATTACGAAGGCGTTATCTCTGATGGGAGCAAGCGTATTGCTGAACTGGAAGCGCGGGAAGTTCAATTACCGACTCGCTACGACCTTCGATATGGACACCCGATAAATGCAGATGAGCGACATGTCATGATACCTAAAGAAAATGGCAGTTGGCTTTACCTGATTGACTTAGAACACGCATTACGCGTCGCTGGCATTCGCATCAAAGGAGAGGAGCATGGAAATAAAACCAGAGGATGAGTTAAGCAATATCGTTTTATTTCCGGTAAAAGAGGATGACCCTCGTAATCAGGTTAATTTTCTTTATGAGCCATCTGAAAGACCATATTGTCATCACGCCTCTGTCCGGGTTGACGAAAAAGAGCGTCAGGTCCGCTGTAAAATCTGCGGTGCAGTTGTGGAGCCATTTGACTGGATGCTCTCTGTGGCGAAAAGAGAAACCAGACTGGCAGATGATGTAAGGCTCTTGCGTCAGGAGGAGCGGGAAAGGCGAAAAAATATAGAAAAGCTAATTCAGATTGAGCGTAACGCGAAAGCGAGGATATGCAGGGCGACAAAATCCAGAACTGAATAATTAAATTTAGCACTGTAAATAAAATCAAATCCTTAACCGGAGGGATTTCTGCACCCTCAGAACATCAGGAGGCCGTCCGAAAGGGCGGTAGTGAAATGCGAAAATTCAAAATAATTATTGAAACGGGAATAGCCGGTGGAGATTTCGAGGATGAATTCGAAGTGGATGATGATGCGACGCCTGATGAAATACATGACGAAGCAAAAGATATTTTCTTTAACTACTGCAATTACTCATATCACGAAATAAAAGACGAAGAGGAAGAACAAAATGGCTGATTTTGGTTCAACTAAATATAACGCCAGTTTTGAAGAATGGCATGAACTGTTAATGGATTATGCAGAGTTACGCGGTCGAAGTGCCGCTGATGCTGAAGCATGGCGTGATGATTATGAAGCATGAAAAACTCCGGTCGAAGCATATTGTGATGAGTGGGGC